TGTACCTAATGAATTTATACCTGAACTAATTGGACTGTTTCTAAATGATTGTCCAGTACCCAACATATAAATAGTACCACTACCACCTAACCATAAACCTGTAGCATCTGTATCAGGTGAACCACTAGTCCATAAACTAGAGTCGTAAGGATCGCCAGTAGCTAATATTACAGTTCCTAGATCAGTATCAGTATCAGCAGATATAACTGGTTGAGCATCGTCACTACCACCTGTTATAGAAGTTGGAATCAATGAATATAAACCTGCTTGACCTGAAGCTGATAATGTAGGTGCTTTAACTTTTCCGTTAATTACTAAATCAGCACCATCGAAAGATAATTTATCTTTTAATGAAAATTGTCCTGAAGTATCTACATAAAATGGTGTGTTTGAATTGTTAAAAGTACCTGTGCCTAAATGTATTTTATTAGATGTAAGAGTAACCCCACCAATAGTTCCACTGGTAGCTGTTACTGAGCCTGAAATGGTAGCACCACTAGCAGTCATAACACCTGCTGAAGATACAGTAAATGCACCTGAACCTATGTTCATACTACCTGCAGTAATACTTCCCAAGTCTGCTGATATAGATGATAAGTTGGTTACATCTATTTTATCTGCACCAATAGTACCTGAAGTTATATTATCTGCATCTAAATTAGTAACTGTAATAACTGAAGCATCAATAGTTCCTGCTGTAATCTTATTAGCTGTTAAAGATTGTATTTTTGCATCAGTTACATTGTCATCTAATATTTTTACAGTAGTAATAGCATCATTTTTAATATCAGCAGTATCAGTAGGAGCATCGCCAATAGTAAAAGTTAAAGTAGCAGCAGATGATTCTGTGCCTAATACATTTAATGAAGTTACACTTGCAACATAATTAGAATCAACAGGTAAAAAGTTAAGATCACAATTCTCTACATCTACTATTCTATTTATTACTTGATTACTAGAACTATCTACAACATTAACCCTATATTGATAATCAGGAAAGTCTGTTGGTTCATCCCAAGATAAAAATGGTCTACCTGTAGAACTAGAATCAGTATCAGTAAATGATAATCCTGTTGGAGCTTTAACTGCATAAGCAGAGGGCAAGTTAGCTAATTCTTCTACTGGTTCTTGAGGTGGTACTTCCCATGTATAAACATCAAAGTATTCTATTAAGCTAACTGCAACTAAACCATCAGATTGCAATTCTAATGCTTCTACTCTGCAAACTTTACCTGAGAATCCTAAACCTGCATAAGTTAAATCTACTATGTCTCCTACATTTAATTTATACATCTCAGGAGTTCCTAAGAACTGCATAGTAGTTTGATTTCTGCTTCTAGTTAATATTGCTTTACCCATGTTGTAAGCAATATATGGATCAGTTATATAAGGAAACTCAGCCTTAATCTCTAATATCTCATCATCATCATCTGAATAATATTCAGGAGTAGCATCATGTAAAACTGTAGCTGTATCTAATTCGTATTTTTTATTAGCATTAAAGAATTCAACAATAACCTTATTTGCTTTATTATCTTTTTTACCATAATCAACTGATATACCGCTTTCAGATATAATATGATTATCATTAATACTAAATGTAGAAGAGCCTGTATCTTCTATTGATAATTCATACTGACCATTAATATAAAGAAAGATACCTCTCATATTAGCAAGAAGCTCTTTGGCGTTATCCATTACATTTTTATTAGTATCTAAATAACCATTACAAGTAAATCTTTTAACTTTTAATAATGATGTACCTGTTTGTGTTGAATAAGTGCTACTAAACGTACCATTTATAAATATTAAAAACTCTTCATTAGAATCAAAGAATTCACTTCTTTGTATTTCTTTTATTTCAACTTCATCTAATACACCATTACCATTACCATCAAATAAATCTAAAAGCTCTCCAATCTTATTTTGATACCATTGAGTATTTGCAAGTGTTCCTGAGATTGTAAAAAAATCATCACCAGCATTAGCAGACCAAGTAAGTGATTGTGCTGTTCCGTTAAAGTAAGGTTGGTCAACTTGAGTATCACATACATTAGCAGCAGAACTGAAGGTTGACATATTAATTTGTGATTCTGTTAATCCTTTACCAAACTGATTGTCGGTAATAAAATCCAAAAAACATAGAGCAGGATTATCTGAATATTCATAAGTAGATACAGTTCCAAATGTTTGACCTGCATCTCTAGGATCGTAAACTTTTTTGCCTCTTACCTGTACTGTTAATTGTGGTATACCTGACCACATTCCTTCTTTATCATAGCCATAATGAGCAGCTATATAACAAATACCATCTAACCTATGTGATGAAGTCCAGTTAGGCATGGAGGCAACAAGCATTGGGTCTGCTGTTTGTGATGCAGCTCCATGATGTAGGTTCATAACATATCTATATTTAGCAGCAGGATTTGTTCCAAAATTACCACCACCAACATCTAAACTATCAGTACCATTTTGAGAAACTGTATTTAATGATCCTGCTCCTGAAGATATTTTATCTGAGCCAATGTAACCACCATCTCTAAATCTAGCAGAATCAGTTAAAGGATTACCATCTAGCTCAATAGTTCTTCCTAATATTTCATCACATTCACCAACTGATAAAGCATACACTACATATAAATCTCTTGAATCATTACCTGAAACATCCATATAAACAATCTGAGCACCAACTCTTCTTGTACCATATATAACAGGAATTTTGCCACCAGCAGAAGTTTTGTTAAGCATGATGTCTTGACCTTTTGCAAGCATTTGTCTAGCTTGTAAAAATCCCTTAACACCTACCGCTAAAGTTACTATTTGAAAAACTGTTGTAATTGCTTGTAATGTTTTACTAGCTTTATATGCCTCATAAACACCAACAAAGAATTGAAATATTTTATCAAAAGCCATTTACATTCCCCACCTAACATCTGATTTAACTTGAGTGGCAAACTCCATGCCTTTATCTCCTGAGCTAAATGATTGTTGTGATTCATCTGAATAATGTCTGCCTTTTGTTAAATTCCAATTTGCCCAATGACTTGCGACAGTCATGTTTAAAGTTGTACTGTCTATGCTTTCGTTAATAGATACATTTCTAATTTGCCCTGTAAAAAAATTAATAGCACCTATAATCGTTTCATCTGAATTAAAATAAGCTATATAAATATCTACTATTTTATCTGTAAAAGAACCATCTTGAACTAAAGACCTAACTTGATCTGTAACATTTGAAAAACCTAAATTTATTTCAGTAACTTGTAATTGACCTGTTTCTGTAGAAGTGCCAACAGTCAAAAAAGAACCACCAGCTTCATAGCTATTAGAATCATAAGTAACATTAGAATACCAATCAGTTAATCTAATAGTAGATGATAAATTAAGCTCAACTAAAAAAGCTGTCTTAGTTGCTGTTGATGATACTTGGGTTTGTAGATCAGATGATAAACTTCTAGGCATTAGGTTATAACCTCTCTAACATCAAATGAAATACTATAAAAACCACTAGCATTTGTTGAATACATAATCTCATCAGATTCAAGATAAACAGTAAAGCTAGGCTTGTTTACAGTAACAGCTTCATTGTCTGCTAGAGATGCTACTAGGTTGGGTGATATAAGAACAGTTAATGCTCCACTACCATCAGAATCAATATCTGATTGAACCATATAGACTTTACTATGATTGGAAAACTTAATTAAATCACCAGCTTTTAAAGCACCTGTCTGACTAGCTGAGAATCCATCTAATGCAATAGAAGCATCTCCTGATGTATGAGCTCCAACTACTTGAATATCTGTTTCTGCTTTGCCTGCACCTAAATTATCTAATGGTGCAACTATAGTAAAGTCCTCAAAAGAACCTTTTTGTTTTTGTAAAAATGCAAATACTTCTTGAGCCTTTTCTTGTTGTAAAGGTGGCATTTGCACTGTAAAAGAAAAATATTGACTACCTATCTGTCTGACTTGTTTTTTACCTGATAAAGTCTGATTCAATAAAGTAGGTCTATTATCTTTAAAATTTAAACTTCTAAAATTAGGAGATGTTGGAAATTGTCCTGACATTACACCACTCCCATTTTGCCTTGATTATTCATGGCATTGTTTATGATTGATGTTATCAATCCTTTTCTTGATGCTAGTAACTGGTCAAATCCAGCAGCATCTACTGTTGAAATATTAAAGTTGACTGTAGCACCCATACCTTGTCCTTTAGTATGGTCTATAACAGTTTCATTAGGATGTAGTATTGCAGGGAATCCACCTTTACCATCTATACCGCCTGCTCTTGCACCACGACCTGTAAAACCACCACCAGCATAAGTTTCATCAAAAAGAGTTCCACCATCTGTAAGTCTATTATATTCAGCAGTGCTTTTTACATCTTTAAAAAATCCGCCTATTGAACCAAACATTTTATCTATAACTAATTTTTGAACTGCTATTCTAATTAATTCTCTAACAACAGTAGTAGCATAATCTTTAAATGATGCTTTACCTTTTTCTAAGAAATCCATAGTCAATTGAGTCAAGCCATCATAAGATTTTTTAAATACACCCTGCATTTCTTCTTGCATGGTTTTTATATTAGTAAAGAAATCTTTATAACCTCTTTCAGCATCCATTAAAAATTGCTCTAATGCGGTTAATGGTGTAAAACCAGTTGTACCATCTCCAGCTTGAGCATTTGGATCTCTCCCTAGCAATAAATCCATAAAAGAAGGAACTTTTATTTCGTCAAAAACTTTATTAGTTCTTTTTTCTATTCTTGCACCTAAAGCAGCTATTTCAGCATCTAACTCTTGATCTTTTTTCTTAAAACTAAATATTTTTTGAAACTCTTTAAATTTAATTAAGAAACGATCTATAGTATTTGGAAGCATCCTCATAAAAACTTCTTGGAAAACTCCAACTATTTCGTTTCTAAATATATAAACAGCAGAGATTGCAGCAGTTATACCAATTATCAATACTCCAAGTGGATTTGCAGCTATTAAGATAGCCATTTTTTTCAGTGCTGGAATAAGGGTAGTATTAATTGCTACTGCTGTTGCTGTAATTGCTGGTATTAATATTACATCTAAATTTTCTGCAAATTTATTTACTACAGCAGCAAGTCCTGAAAAACCACCAGTAGCTTTTTGAACATCGCCAATTATAAATTGGAAGTTGTTTCTTAAAGCCACACCAGCTTGACCTAAAGTCATAGGCATGTCTTTGATTAGATTATTAGTTTCATCAATACCTGCAATAAGAATTGGCATTACAGTTTCTGCTGTTAGTTTACCAGCATGACCAAATTCTCTAAGTTCACCAACAGTCATATCTAAACCATCAGCTAACATCTTAGTAAGAATCGTGTTGTTTTCCATTACTGATCTAAGCTCGTCACCTCTTAAAGCACCTGAAGCTAAACCCTGAGCTAACTGTCTAGCAGAGTTATTTGCCTCTTGAGCATGAGAACCAGCAATAATAAAAGTATTAGCTACCATCTGAGTAGCTTTTGCCACATCATCTTGAGTTGCTCCAAGATGTTCTGTAGCTAAAGAAAGTCTTGTGAATAACATAGCAACAGCATCAAAGTCAGACCTTGATTCAATAGCTATTCTTCTCATGTGATCCATAGCTTTTGCTGTTTCTGCTGCACTACCAGTCAAGGCGTTCATTCTATTTTCTACGCCTATCATTACGTTAGCAGCATTAACTATTTCTCTAACACCAAAAGCAGTAACAATAGTATTTCTCAAACTAGCTAAAGCCTGATTCGTACTATTAATATTTTTTTTGAAACTGTTTACAGCTTTTGCAGATTTATCATTTCCAATAAAATTAAAATGAATATCTGATTTAGTTAGAGCCGCCATTCTTTTCTTCCTTTATCTCAAGATAAGCCAACCATCCTTGAAACTCTTCAACTGTCATTTCTTCAATTTCAGCTAAAGTTTTATTAAGTTTTTCAGCTAAAGCATATTTTATGTATAGCTGCTTATCTTCAATTACTTTTTTTTAACTTCTTCCTGCGAAACATTATTCATCATTTCGCTAGAAACTCTTATTAATACATCTCTATCAACCCTCTCCAATAAGGTTTTCTTATCAGCGATGGTAAATAACTTTTCTCCAGCTTCGTCTAATGCTTTATAAATTAAAACATAAGCTAAAAGCTGTACGTCATCATCTTGAGCTAGTTTCATAAATTTAGAAGTCTCTGAAAGAGTTATTGGTTTACAATAAATCTTAAGTGGATTATTTTCATCCTCACCCCATTCAGGGACTTCTATAATTTTAGTTTCTAGGCTATCAAAATGCTTCTTTGCGTTATCTATTGCTGACATTTTCTTATACTGTTGTTTGTGTTAATGCACCAGTTCCTTGAACTGAAACACTTGCTTCAACTAGACCATCAAATGATCCGCTTCTTGTAACACCAGTTACAATAGCAGTACCAGTATAATAAGTATCACCTGTTGTATCTCCTTCAGGATATAGATTTAAAGTTACTTCTGAGCCAATAGTTAAAGCACCTTGACCATCAGTATCAGTCTCATCCCAAAATACATCTAAACTTCCTGAGAAAGAAGTCAATGATGATTTATAAGTTCTAGCAGAATCACCCATTGAAGTATCTTCTAAAGTATCAGCAGTTTCTTCGATTGAATATGATCTAACCTCAGACACTGAATCTGTACCAACTTTAACGATGCCTTCGCTTCCTTTATGTGTTGCCATTTTCTACCTCGTCTTTCGACTTTTTCTTAGAAGAAGATTTATCTTTATCTTGCGAATGGACTGCTTCTTCTTTCCAACCCATACTCTTTAATGACTCAACCTTTGATGGATGAGCTATTATTGAATTTTTACCATTTGGACTAATCATTTTCATAATTTGCCTCCTGTTAAACTGCTACATCAGGATTAGTTTCCTGAACATAATAGTTAGTTAAAAATGTAAGAGAGACATAACCCAGTGGCTTTTCTCCCTCTCCGTTAAATTCTATTTCTGTTGACTCTAAATAGCAGTCTTTAGCTAATCCTTCTAAAGTTCTGTCTGCTGCTATTGCCTCTTCAACTTCTTTTGATATTGTATCAATAGTATCATCAAAGTTGCTAGTAGCTTTTGCATATCCTTCTACCACTACTGATAATTCTCTACTCATAACCCTATCAGTACCTATAACTAAAGGTTCAGATGTTTCTGATTTAGTATAGATAACTAATGCTGGTACTGTTTCTAATGGATAAACCCTTGACTCATATACTCTTGATCCAGTTGTAGTTAAGCCAGTTAAAGTTGTACCAAACTTCTCTCTTATTTGCTGTCTTACATGATTTGCCATTACACTTCCTCTAACATTAATGCACTAAAACCAGTTCTATCTGCTTGTATATTAACAACAGTATAGTTTTGTGCTGCTTTAAGTATATTACCATTAGTATCTTTAATTGCAGATACATCTAATCTATTTCCAAATGCGATATTAGGAATATCTACAGTCCTGCAATAGGCTATAGGCTTCAATGCTTCTACGCCAACACCTTCATCTTGTTCTACATATTCATTATTTAAAATGATATTAATAGTTGTAGAAGTGCCATTGTTTGTGTAGACAGCAGATACACCATGACCATAATTAATATCTAAATATCCAGCCATATCTAATTCAGTTTCTAATCTAAATTGAGACATTACTGCTCCTCCAAAACTAAAGATATTAAACCTGTATTATCAGGCTCTACTGTTTTAACTAAAAAAGTAGTTTCAGGTTTTAAAACATTTCCTCTATCTGTTGTTATTTCGTGTACAACAATTCTATCGTTTTGAACGATATAAGGAACATCACTTGCTTTTATTATTGCTCTTGGTTGATAGCCAGCAACAGGAATAGTGCCACCCTCTATATTAAAATATTCTTGATCGATAATGATATTTATATTAGATGAACCAGCAGAATCAATATCAAACCATGTATCAATTAATCCTACTCTTTCATCCCATAAGTCTTGAGCCAGTCCAAAGAAAGTTGCAGTAACACCATGACCTGTTGTTGTATCAACATAGGCGTTAAAATCTAATGCACTCTCTAAAGGCATGATTTACTTTTTGGCTCTAGTCTTAGGAGCTTTTACTTTTGAAGTTTCTAAACCTACGCTTCTATCTTGTTTTTCAACTTTAGGTTTAGCTACATGAATTTCAGCTTTACCATATCCACATAAAGCATGACCTTCATGTTCAGGTAATTCAACTATATCGCCAGCATCAACTCTTTGTCCACCAGCAACTGTATCTTGTAATATTTTATATTTTTTCATATTTAAGTTGGGGGTATTGCTACCCCCATTCCATTTAAGCATCAGTTATTATGCAGTATCATTTGATACACAGAAGCTAACTGCATGTCTTACAGCAACATCAACAGTTTGTAGAGCAACAATTCTTACTCCACCTGAAGTTGATAATGCATAAGGATCAACAGTAATATCTAAGCCGCCGTACATACCAATTAATAGGTCTGCAAAATTACCAAAGTAGAAATCACCACTTGTTACTTGGTTACTTCTGATAACGTTATAACCATTCATAGTGTTATCAGGAGAAACAACGAATTGAGCAGTATTAGTTGCTTTTTCAGTTGTTTTCAAAGTACCAAAGTCAGCAGGTCTACAAATGTAACCTAAAGAACCAGTTAAAGCGTTGTCATTAGCAACAGCACTTTCCATAGCTACAATCTCAGCCCATGTTGGGTTAGCAGCAGCGAAAGTTGTTGTGTTAATGCCTGAAGTATTAGAAATACCTGTAGGCTGACCGCTTGAACCTGAACCAGCTAAAGCACCTAAGTCAATTGCAGTAGCGATTGATTTTGTTAGGTCATCTCTGATTAAGTTCTCAACATCTAATGAAGATTGTTGTAATAAGAGTCTTGTTGCATCAGTAAAAGCACCGATTACTTTAGGTGACATTGTTACTGAACCTGAAGTGAATTCTGATTCAGAAGCAGCGTTACCTTCTGTAGCAATCCAGCCAGCAGATGAAGCAGCAGTTTTCTTAGGAATTACAACATTACCTTGTAATCCTCTTAGCATTGTTGCTCCAGCTTGCATTACTGAAGATTCGTTTCTTAATACATCAATAAAGCTATCTCCTCTGTAGTCTTCAGCTATTAAAGTTGAATCATCAGATGAGTTGATGTCTCTTTTTCCCCAAGTTCTTAGCACTTCAGCAGGTAGCATGATGCCTTGAGCATCTTTACCATACTGTCTTGCAGCTTCAGCAGAACATTCAAATTCAAATGCTGCATCTTCTTGAGCTTTTCTATCAGCAGGATTAGCCATAGCTCTAATAGCTTTTACTAGGCTAAAATCTCTTACTTCTTCTTTTGTCATGCCGATTTCTGAAGGAGTTTCTAAAGGAGTGTTGTTAGAAATACTTTCTAATAAAATTCCTCTAAATTCTTCTACAGAGATACCATCAGCAATCGCTTTGTCAGCTAAATCTCTTTTATTGTGTTTTGTTGCTAGATTTAAAATTTCTTTTGAATTTCTTTTAAATTCAGCTTTAGCTTCATCAATAGTCTGAGTTCTAACTTCGTCAAGGTTTATGTCTTTTTTATCTTCCGACATTGTTATCTCCTTAAAGTTTATGTTGTTATTATCTTTAGAACGACCAACTCCAACAAGCCTTGACTGATCGGCAGGAACGGAAACGGAGGAAACCTCCATTGGTGTCCATTTTGCCTTATAGTAAGTCTCATCTTTGTCATTCATTCTTTCCAGTTTGTCGATGCGATATCCGACGGATATATTCATTCTTATCCCATCTTTTACGTCTTCAAACACTTCTTGAGCTAAAGCAGATCGTCCAAATCTTACTACTGCTAAAGACCTTTTAGCAGTCTCGTCTAGTTTGAATTCTTCAATTACACCTATTTGCTTAGTCATATCATGATCTAAGAGAAGAGGTGCTCTTCCTGAGTTTATAAACTCCATGTTTATATCATCAGCAGAATGTCCTAGCACTTCCATGCCAAAACTTCTTTCAACAGGCTCTTCACTAGAAACACCTATACGAACTCTTCTATTCTCTTCATCAAGATAAGAATGTTTAGATAGGTCAATAGTTCTATATTTCATAGGCATATCTACTACTTTCCTATCTTCTTCTTTATCGTGATAAGGTCTTTCAGAATCAGTAACTTCCATTTCTACTTCTTCGCCTTCTTGTTCATCCTCATGATGTTTTGAGAACTCAATAATTACAGAATCATCAGTCTCATTTACATTAAGGATATGTCTATCTTCTTTATTTTCCATAGCTTTCTCCTTGTTTTTGGTTGATAAAGGATGTCCTTCAGGTAGCAGATCAGTATCATGCTTTCCTGACTTGTATTTACCAGTCTTTAAGACTCGTAAAAAATTATTAACTCGTGCCATTGCCCATTGTTCTTTTGATGAAACATTGGGTCTAACACTTGAAGGATTAGTGTTATATGCACCAATTCCTCTATTGTAAACTTTTTGTAATGTTGAATAACTAGTCCTTTTAGCTGGATTATCACCAACATCTTTATTATGTTCTCTAGCCTTTTCTCTTAAGGTATCTTCTGTTGACCTTTCTTCTAAAGACCTATCATCTTTCATTTGATTCACTTTAGTCTTTGACCATCTAAATCCAGCATCTCCTCCCCATAAAGCCCATGCTATTCTTCCATTTGATGGATAACCTTTCTCACCCTGTTTAAATCCTTCAGCCTGTTTATCTACTTCATGTCTGCTAAAAAAACTATACATCCTTTTAATAGTTTCATCAGATAAATTTTCATTATTAAGAATTTGATTTGCTCTTTCAGCACCAATTCTTGTGCCTCCTCGACCATGCTCTTTACGCCAGTCTAAGCCTTTACGAGCCTCTACTTTCATTCCTTCAGTTGGTCTAGCCATCGTCTTCCTCTTCCCCACCCTGTATTTTTGCATCTACAGGATTTTTCTGACCAAATGGTTGATAAGCTAATTCAATATCATATTGTTTGGCTAGTTCAATTTCTTTTTGATGTTGCTCAAAAAGTTCTTCAGTATCTCTTCCGTAACTACCTGATATGTCGGCATAAGTAAGTGTTCCATTTTGTAGACCTATTACATTTGCTTGCATTTCTTTTAACGGATCAATCCAAGCAAAACTTCTTGGAATATAATTTACAGCACTAGCAAATTTATCAAATTTATCACTTGGTAAATTTATTTTTTTGAAATCTATTGCTATATCTAACCAAGATTTGAATACTGGGTCTATAAAATGGTCAATTACAAATTGTTGATATAACTGATACATACTTCTATCTTCTAAAGCACCTTGTCTTATTGAAGAATAATTAACTGAAGTTAAATCATTAGATAGTGAATGATAAGAAATATTTAAACCTGATGCGATACTTCTTAAAACACTGGTTGTAAAAGAATCAAAAGCAGTTGTTGGATGGCTAGGATCAAATGCACGAAAATCCATTCCAGCAGGTAATTGTTCAAATACACCAGCCTGTGCGTTCATTGTTGGATTAAATGTATCCTCATATTCACCATCACCAACATAACCATCACCATCAGGACTTACGAAAAACCCCATTTTACTTGCACTGACTCGTGCTGCGACAATTTCTGCTTCTAAATAACCATTTAACATTTTCACATTAGCCATTGCTGTAGCAATCAAAGAAACACCTCTAGTTTGTTGTGCTCTAGTAGGCAGGTAAGCATGGATAATTTCATCAGCAGGTACTCTAATGTGTTGTGCTTGACTTAAATAAACTCTATCGTAGGGATGGTCTTTATATAAATGATATGCAACTGGTCTATCATACTTATCTACCTCAACACCCATTTTAACTTTGTTACCAGTAGCTTTATAGACATCATTTTTATTTTCATCTAAATGATCTGCTTCTAAGAATTGTAACTGAAAACCAAAAGGTGAATTATTATCTTTAATCTTTCTTATTAATACTTCACCATCTCTACATAAAGATTCAATAAATATTTTTTGACAATCTAAAAATGATAGTCTGCCATTAGTAGTACAGTTACCAACCTTACCCCATTCCTTCCAAGCTGTTTCAATGAGCTGGTTTCCAGCAACATCTAATGAGCCATTGTCATCTCGACCTTTGCTGGAAACTCTTATGCCATGCTTACCGATAACATTAGATACCATCAGGTTTAAGTATCTTGCAATATAGCTATCGTTTCTTGCTAACTCTCTTGCTCTATCTCTTAAAATTCTTATGTTATCTTTTATCTCAGCATCGGCACTTGTAGATGTGGTAACAAAATCTGCAAACAGTCTTCCAGTATTAGCTCCTGTATAGCTTCTTCTGTATGCTTGTCTTTTCTTTTTCTTAGGTTCATTAATACCTAATATTCTGTTATACCATGCCATTATGTGTAACTCGAAGGATTAGAACCAGTGACTTTACCAAAATTAACTTTAATAGTGTTTCCTGATCCTCGTTTATTCTTAATTCTCTGTATTTTGACTTCTTTTAGGTATTCAGCTTTATACCTATCTCTAAAAGTCATAAGTTCGTCTATAGACATTCTTGATAAAGACCTACCAGCTATAGACATAGATGATTGATCAATATTTGCTCTATTTTCAATAACTGCTTCTATTGCATCTAAAACAATCTTTGCATGACTTCTAACTGAAGCGGTTGTAGTTGCATAATTATCTTGAATCTCTACAAAGCCTTCTTCTAGTTTGACCCTTGCAGAATCAGAACTTCTAGTTATGTAAGAAACCCAGTTGTAATTACCCTTTGTATAAGAAGATGTATTACTAGCCTCAATTAAGTAGGTATCACCTGACTCAGTTGCAGTTAATGTAAAATTAGAAGCTGTAGCACCATCTACTAAATTAAATTCATAAGATAGTGAATAATCTGCTACTGGATAATCATTAGCTAAATCTTCTCTTTTCCATGCCCAATAGTCTCCTAACTGTAATTCAGTTGGAACTTGTGATGGATAATTTGTTGAATCAAATTTGTTGCTCAAGCAAAAACCTCATAATGTTTTAGATATATCTAATATCACACTATGGTTTTCTGTTAAAAAGTCAACATATTTACAAGGAAAAGTCAAATTACTTCCAAGAAGTAGCAAAATTACCTCTATTTATGCCTCTCTGAGGCTTATTTTGTCCTTTTTCTTTAGGTTTTGTCTGTTTTGTTAATATTTTTTCTTCAATTGAATCAAAATTAGGATTTAGTATGTAAATAGCAGCAAAATTATAAACCAATGTATCTAAAGCCTCATTTCTAGGTCTTAACTGCTTCCAAATCAAAGATTTTCTACCTCTAACAAATTTTGTAACTCTTTTTTCTGATGTGAGCTGTTTAAAGTATTCTTCATCTAAATCTGAGCAAAAATGCAAGGTAGTTAGCTCATTTTCAGCAGCTAAACGTGCAAAAATGGCTTCTTTTGCTGAATCTGTGCCGATTCCGTATAAAACAGCCTTATTTTTACCAACAAATGTAGGTCTATTAGCAATTGGCTTACCAGCTTGAGATAAACCTTTAACTGCAAAGATTCTTCTTGCTTGTCGTGGTTTAGTAAATTGATAAACCATATTGGTATGATGACCACCTGAGTCAATAGTACAGCATGATATAGGTATTAATCTTTCAGATTCAGTTTTAAATCTTTTCTTAAGATAAGCATCTAAGTCTGACCAAACATTTATAGCGTTTGGATCACCCCAAAATATCTTATAGTCACAAACCCATGCTTCATAGTTTTTACCCCAACCAACTAACTGTAATTCCAATCTGTCTTTTTGTGTATCCACACCAGCAGTTAAAACTAATACATCTTCAGGAATGTTTGTGTAATCATAATTTAATCTACGTTCAAGTAATGTTTCATATTCAACTGTTTCTCCTTGTTCTTCCCAAGATTCTCCCAAAGCAGTATTTATCCAAGTTTTTAACATTTCAGGCTGTTTCTTAGCTTCAAGAAAGTTTTTAGCCATATCAGCCCAAGTAGACCAAACTGAATATAGTTCTGATATGTGGAATCCTGCTGTATTTGATTTAGGAGCAGATGCTATCCATTCACCATGTTTTAACATCCATTGTTTTTTAGACTCATCTATAACTGAACCACAATGTTCGCAAGCATAAGAAGCTGTTTCAGGTTTATTTTCATCCCAAATTACATTTTTCCATTTTAAAACTTGTTTTTCATTACATTCAGGGCAAGGAACGTGATAATAGCGTTTATCTGACTCTTCAAAAGCAGTTTCTATTCTTGATAAGCCTTTGATTGTAGGTGTAGAACACATATATATCTTTTTATTCCAAAAAGTAGTAGTTCTCTTAGTAGCAAGTGATATGGGGTCTCCTTCAGAACCAGCAGATGACTCATATCTGTCAACCTCGTCAGCTAACACGATTCTAATTGGTCTCGAGGCTAAGCCTGATGCAGAATTAGAGCCAACTATGTTTAGATTACCGCCTGCAAACTTTTTAGATAAAACTGTATTACCGCTATCTCTACTTCTAGGGTCTTTAACACAATTTCTTATCTTCTCAGAATCCCTAATCATAGTAGCAAGCCTATCCTTACTAAATGCCTGAGACATCTGTAAAGTTGGCTGCATGATTAACATAGGTGCTGGGTCTTGATCTATGTAGTAACCTATAACATTGAGAAGTATCTCTGTTGCACCAACTTGAGCAGATTTCATGAATATAATTCTTTGAATATCAGGATCATTGAATGAATCCATTATCTCTCTTTGATAAGGAGCACGATCTGTACGCCAAGCCCCAGCCTCTGCTGAAGATTCAGGAGATAAACGTCTGTATCTATCAGCCCAGTCGCTAATCTTCAGATTCGGTGGTGGAGTCCATACCTGATTGGTCTCCTGTATCACCTTTTCTATATTTTTGAGGTATTCCATCTTGAGCTAACTCGTTTAGTGCTTCATGCACTTGTTCTTTTATTATTAATTCCGCTTCTGCATATTTATCTACTGTTATGACTTGATGTGCAATTCTTGATGGCAAGCCTAACAACTTAGCTCTTGCATTGGATACATAATCAATCCATGTCTCTTGCACCAGTTCTGCTGGTATTAACTTAGCTTCCATCTCTTCTACTTCAAGTTCAGCCTTCCTAGCTTGAGCAGCAGTAAGTTTTGTTTTCTCTTCAGCTATATCACCAGTGCCATCTTTTCTAGTATATCTAGCAGATTTTCGTAAATGATTAATATACTGTACCCTGCATACGTCTATATTAACAGGAGACCTTCCTGAACCAATAGTAAAGATTCCTTTACCTATCAAATCACTTATTGATTGTGGTGATAGATCAAGGTGTTCTGCTAATTCTTTTCTTGTAGCCAAGTTTTTATCGTGATTTCTTAATACTCATAAGTATAAATATACTTGATATAAAGCTCAATTACAAAAGGTCATTTATATTATAAATACGGCTGATAGTACAGCTCTGTCGCTACAAAAAGAATGGGGTGCCGCAACCTGCGTAGTGTTTGGCTAGAAAGAACCTAAGAGCTGAGAGCCTTTAAAATAAAGGGATACAGAGGACATTAAAAAAAACGCCTAAAAATCAAGGAAAAGATAAAAAATAATAAAAAATGTATTATTCATGGAATTTATAAAGGTATAAAAAGAGCTATAGATATTAATTAAAAATAATTTATATTATGTGTTGACTATAAATATATATTTATATATAATAGTGTTATGTTTAATAATAAGGAGTATATAAACATGAAAATTAAAAAACGTAGAACACCTTTAAGAATTAGAAATGCAAGATTAAAAGCATTAAGAGATATATTGTTAACTAGTTCATATGTTGCTATATGTATGATGTGCATATCTATAGCATCACAACAATAATTATTAATAAGGAGAAAATAAACATGAGTATTTTAAAAAAAGAAATAGATTTACAAGGCTCAAAGCCTAGATATTTAAGAACAACTAAAAACCTATATAGCCATATAGTTAATGGTAGAGAGTTGTTTTTTTCTTACCAAACATTAGTAGCTATAGACGATTTAATAAGCGTTAATAATTGGTCTGTTACAACTGGAAGACATTTATATTGGATTAACCCTAATAAAGATATAAGAGTTGATAACTTCGAGGAACAAGCTAGAAAGATATTAAAAGATGATGATTTACTTTCTAGTTATGATCCTTTAAAAACAGTTAGCAACGTATCAAGAATGTTTGCTTTAATGTCTGAAAGTGACAATGAAGAATCTATTAGAAAGAGCAACAATCAAAGAAAAAGATTTTACGAGACTATTAATGGAATTTCTTTTCCTGATGATTGGGATACTTTAGACACAGCGACGCAAAAAAGACGTTTAGACATATGTGACTATGTTAATACAGATAAAGCAAAAGAATATATAGAGGGGGTTAAATAATGAAATATAAAATAATAATTAATAGCGGAACTCTTAAAGGCTTCTTAGCCTTTAGGGGTTCATGTCTTGCAACTATGCAAGATAAATATCAACGCCTACAGAATCAAGGGCATAAACTAAAATTAATAAGGGGTAAATAATGAAATTTTTAATAAGTCATACTTGGAATGGGGACGGTATGAGCAACTCTGAAATTCATATTTTAGATAGTTTTTCTAATCACATAAAAAGAGATGTAGAAAAAATGTTTTTAATCAAAGATATGCAAAATATCAAATATGAAAATGATACTAATAGCTTTTATTATAATTTAAATAATGATTTAGATTATACAGGGAGAATTAGATTTCAGCCCTTACCTGATGATGCTTTAGCTGTTGCATTATTTCCAAATGTAAACGAATCAGAAATTATTACTGATAATCATACGCTAGAGGAATATATAAAAGATGTTTTAAATGATGAATGGAACGAGCATAGAAAAATATATGACTATCTAGCTGATGTCGAGTATGAGCCTAATTATTTGATGCTTTGCACGTTGCCAGTAGTTAGACAAGTAGACCATTTTTAATATTAATCTAACCAATTAAGGGCGGTATCATTACCGCCTTTTTTATGCCTTGAATATATAAGAGAGCCTGAGAGCCTTTCTAATACGTTTTAATATAAAAGCCTTGTATTACTATCAATATATAATTATATTGCATCAGACGGCTTCTCCGTGCCTTGTTTTTTTCTCTGTTGCTTCTTTTTGTTTCTGTTGCTTTCTTTTTTTTTCTTGCGGTTATTTTTTGAATCAATATATAAATTTGCATCAAAAGTAAATTTGCATCAAAAGTAAATTTGCATCAAAAGTAAATTTGCATCAAAAGTAAATTTGCATCAAAAGTAAATTTGCATCAAAAGTAAATTTGC